AGTCTTGAAGTCGATGATAGCAAGTTCTCCATCGTATTCAGCAATGCAGTCCACTGTGCCTGCAATCCCTAACTGTTTACTATAAAGAGAACTTTCAAGTGCTCGGATATTATTTATCTTATTAAGTTCTGGTTTAGCAATCTTAAACAGAAAATCAGAAAGTGGTTGAACTGTAGGAAGTTCTTCATTCTTTAGATAATGTTCCGTAAGCGTATGCATATCAGTTCCACGACTTGTCGCCGCTTTTGTGATACGCTCCGCTTCTTCGTTCCCAACCTTCTTTCTCCACTTCACAAAGATATCTTTGTTGAAGTGACTAGTAACAGATGTGATAGAAACGAACCTCATGAGTTTGTCCTCATGAGGCACTTTGTAGTATCTTACACCATCAATAGTTTCACGTTCAAGTTGAGGTAAATCAGTCTCAATAAAATTAAAAGTCACAAGTTAGAATCCTGTTTTGCAATAAGATATTCTTTGACAAGTCCAGAACGAACGATATCTTCGATTCCAAACTCAACCATACTAAATGATTCCATCTTACGAAGGATATTCATAAAGTCAATGATTCCGTTTCTTTCGTTGGTCTTGAGAAGATCCGTTTGTGTAGCATCACCACAAAAAACGATTCGACTATTTTCACCAACACGAGTCATTATACTATCAAGTTCATGAAAGTTCAAGTTTTGAAACTCATCAACAATGATAACTGCATTATCAAGAGTTGTTCCACGGAGGAAAGATGTTGACCAGAACTTGATAGTTTCTTGAGTTTTAAGATTGCCATAGAGCATTTCAAAATCTGCATCTGATGGCATCTCAAACATATACTTCACCATATTCTTGTATGGGATCTGGTAAAGTGCTGCCTTGTCTTCATGATCTCCAGGAAGGAAACCAATCTCACGAGTTGCTACGAGAGAGCGAACAATATAAACCCTCTCATATTCTGTATTTTCATTCAACACATCACGGAGAGCATTATAAAGAGCGATGAATGTTTTACCAGTTCCTGCTGCTCCATATGCAATCAGTTGCTTACCTTCATCATAACTTTCAAAGAAAGTTTTTTGATTTACAGTAAGTGGTTCAATGTCAATCAGTAGTTCACTGTTAATAGGTTTCCTACGTTTCATTTGCTTAGCGGTCAATCCAACGCCGATTGGTTGTTCAGACTTTCTTTTTCTTGCCATACTAGAATGGTTTTACTTTTGATCCAGGTGCTTTTGATGCTTTGCGGAGAACATCATTCCAGCCTGGGTTCTTTTGAATCAGTTTATCTGGCCACTCTCCAACCTCTCCAGAGGAAGGACAAGTAGAAGGATCGGACCAATCACGAGTCCAGTCTGGATTATCAACTTTCCACTGATCCCATTCAGTGATGCTCATGCTCACTTCTTTTTGTTCTCCAGTTTTTACATTCACTACGGGATATGTTGCCATTTTAAAACATTTCAAGGTTGTTCTATTTAGTGCCAGTCAAGTGCTCGACCAACAGTGGGAAACTGTCCACAGAAGATTGCCTTAGCAGCATCTGCGATCAACATGTGCTCTAGTTGAGTTCCGTGCCCAGAGCGGAGCTCGATGTAGTGGATCCAAGAACGCACAGAGCCCGTCATGTAGAGGCGTGTAGGAGTCGCTAGAGGGAGCACAAAGCGAGCACACTCCTTTGCCACACCCAACTCCAGCATCTGCTTGTAGAGTGCCATAGAGGAGTCGAAGAGAGTCTTTGTTTGACGCTCCAACTTATCAATGACTTCAGGGTCAAGATCATCAGTAGAGTTCTGACGATTCTTGGTATCTTGACGGCGGAACTTGGGAATGGGAATCTCATTGCCAAGCAGAGAAGAATCTGCATAGCGTTGAGAAAATTCCTGATATGTAAAAGAACGATGCCTCAGGATCTGAGCTGCAATACCACGAGTAGTATTAATCTCAAGACTCATGAATGCCTGCTCAAAGATAGACCAGTGTTGATTCTTGATGCAGTACTTGATCAATCCTTCAAAACTATCATTCTCCTGATTGTTAGGATTACTTACACGAGCACAATATGCGATGTGCTTTTCTGCTTCAGGAGTAACAGAGATTAAAGAAACTTTGCTCATACTTTAGTCGGGGTAGCCATCATCATCGTTAAAAATTTCATCATAATCAGTCATTGGAAGACTATGATATTCATCTTTTGGAGCACGGTATGCGCTCACATCAGAGTATACCTCAGATTCCAACTCGCTGACAAGTGCTTTGAGTCCCACAATGAGACTTTTAAGTTTGTCCTTATCCATAAGAGTAATCTGGTTTAGATTTAATTATAACACAAAAAAAGGAAGGGTTCAACCCTTCCTGTTAAAGATTGGTTCAACAAATAACATTTGTTCAAACCACTCTCGCAAGTGTATTCGATAGCAGGACCAGTATTTACACCCTCTATATGTTAGTTGGTAGCAAGCTGGTGGTCTGCTATCCCCGTCCATATCATCATAGTGATATGTGTAATGTTCCATTACTTACTCAGCAGCAAGACTTCTGCATAAATTAAAAGCATGAATGCAGTAGATCCAGCGCAAATAGCACTGATAAGAGCAATCATTTTTTACCTGCCTGACAGTTTCCTGCCATACAAAGTGCTGCTTGATGACGACGATCTTCTTTCTGCTTCTTCTCTTTAATGAGTTGAAGAGGATTGAGTTTCTGCGGCATCACTTTGCCTCCTTTACAAAACGAACACCACGATAGTTTTCGTTGTATTGTTGGGGTTGCTGCTGTGCTTGCTGCTGACGACGCTCTTCAGTGTCATAAGCAGTGCCACGATATACGACTTTAGCCATTGGTTTACTCCTGAAATACTAGGGATTATTAAGCCCCGTTCCTTCAGTCGTTTGCGTCCCAGTTACACCCAGAAGTTGAATCTTTAACAGTTTCAACCACTTCTCTCACCATATGTTTAGGCATTTCTGTCCTATTAAGTTTCGCAGTCTCAATGATTCTTTGAGCATCTTCACAGGATAGTAATGTAGCAAATAAGAGATCTAACATGGGATGAACGCTCCGTTCCTACGACTTACTTGCGTCTCATTCGCTATTCGCAAACAACGAATGGGATGAACGTAGGGTCATTATAGACCTTATAAGGTATATAGTCAATGCACTTTGTAAAATGTAATACTGTTTTTATATTTTTTTAATCTTGTGAGTCCCAAAGTTTTTCAAATCGATTTCTCAGTTCATTAATCTTATTCGCTTCCTGAACTTCCATGATTAAAGTGTTTATTTCTTTTTCTTCTTCTGTAAATTTCATACGATATTTGTGTTTGATGTCGATAAGACGCACCATGTCCATGTAGTATTCTGGGCTCTTACTTACAAACTCATCGTAGGTCATATGACTTCTTTTTGTTTAAAGTATTGAAGTGTTTCTTTTAGACTTCCAATGTGCTCATGATTAATAGTGATCTGTGGATATTGAGCGTCCTTACCAAACTCAGCACGGAACTGACGGTCACTAAAATCAGCACCAAGAATATATTCACGATACTCTCCACCCAAACTTTTGAGAAGCATACGGATACGTTCACATTCTTGATTACCATCTGTGTAAAGAATCGCTGTAATCTTTTCAGTCACGTTGCCTCCAATCATCGGGTTTATCTTGATTAAACCAATCTACAATTTCATCTGCACTACCAAATCCAGTGCGATGATTCGATGGATCAGGATCACCTAATCCCATCTTATTCATGAAATCGTCCATACTCCCTTCTTGCATATCAGGGTTGGCAGCACGTCCCCTTGCCCTTTTAAGCATCTCTCTAGCAGAGGTATTTGCTTTACCCAACTTCTCTGCCCAAATCATATCTTCTAACTTAACCTCTTCTCTATTCGCAATACACTTACAAATAAACTCTAATCGTAGTCTGTATTGAGTTGAAAGCATTTTACTCTTCCGACAGGTAGTTTTCTAGTTGATTGATTCTAGTGAACTCTTGGTACGCTGCTTCTGAACGGACATTTAATAGATCTCTAATATCATTGAGAATGATACTAGGGTCAACATAATCATCGAGATACTTATCAAGAGCTTCTTTTAGATATCTTTTCCTATGCCATTCAGGCGAATAAGGTTTATAGTCCATGATAAAGGTAGTACATACACTGCATCATAATACTATTTACTCAAAATGTCAACGCTCAATGTAACTAAGTGTATGATCAGTAGCTTTGAGTTGCTCAATAATAATATCACATCCAATCTTTGGATCGCACTCCCCACAAGTATAAACGTCTACTGCTGCTTTTCCTTCTTCTGGCCAAGTATGAATACTAATGTGGCTTTCAGAAAGTAAACAGATTACAGTAACTCCTTGTGGTTCAAACTTTTTTGAAATAGTTTGAATCACTGTTGCACCACTTTGAGTAGCAGCATATTCCAATAAGTCAATGAGACAACGCTCATCATCCAATAAAACAAATGAGCACCCATAAAGGTTTAACAAGTAATGCTTACCCATCTTCGTCGTCTTTCAGCAAGTTAGTTACAATTTTTTCAGTTCCATTCATTTGAAGAAGATCATAGTAGTTTGATTTCATATACTTTTTGATCTTCTTATACTTTTTTGTGAGTTCAGCAACAGCGTCTAGATCGATTTCAATCTTTGCATCCTTTCCTGTTCGGTTCTCTTTTCCTGCTCCACCAAATCCAGCACTCATTGATTTTTTCCTCTCTTTTTCTTTGGAGTGTTTCCCCAAAGTTTGGGATTAACTCTTCCCTCACTTTGATACATTGTTATAAATCCTTCCCTATATTTGTCCCAGTAATGATCAAAGATATCAACTCTCTTGTTAGAGAGAACGATATCATGATACACTGTTTCATTTTCTTTATATTTTACCACATATGCGGTATAAGGAAGTTCCCTTATATTAGCAACTTCTAAATCACACTTTTCATGAATGATTGTGATCTTCAACTTCTGCCTCCCCACTTGATATCTGGATATGCACTCTGGACAACATCAAGAGAAATTTTATACCTTTCTTCCAGACGCTTATCCTTAGTGAGAATAATGATCTCTGCTTCTTTTGGATGAAGTCCTCTCAGAAGATTAATAAACATCATCTCACGGCGGATTGTATTCAGTCCACCGTTTCCTCCTTGAATGAAGTTATACAGCATTGTCCACTCTTTACGGAGAGATGACTTGCCTCTTCCATCCATATCTTGTCCTGTTGCAGATTCTCCTCCTCTTGCTTCCCTAGCAATGTTATCGGAGAGACTTCCGCTATAAACTGATTGATCCTCTGCTTCACCATAAGGAACATCTCCAGAGGGAAGCAAAGAAATCACAGACTCATCAAAGTTCCAAATAAAGATTGCCTTCAAAGAGTCGTGCTCATACTTTTTAAGAACCTCTACTTTCTTTGCTTTTGATCGTTGTTTAGATGCAAGTTCCAGAACTTCAAAAGCAAATGGATTGATTGGAAGTTCTGGAATAGGTTTCTCAACCGTCTTCTTCTTCGTCGTCGTAGTAGTCTTCATAACTGTTTTCAAATCGTACTGCTAAAATTTCATCAGGGACAATGTTACCATTTTCATCAAACATCTCTGGGTGAGTATAAACTGGTTGAGTATTATAGAAATGCTCTTTTGCCAACCATCCTACCACACCTCCTACGAAAAAGAACATGATAGAAACTAATGTTCCGATGGTGAGGGTTACTGCTAACATCTGCGTTCTCCAGAGATTTTATGTTTTCTAATGTCTAAGTAAACATTGAAGTGAAATGTAATCTCTCTACGGAAGAGAGAAATCATCTTACCAAACTTTACTTGGAAAGTTTTTGGTGGATCTGGTTTCCTCCTCCTATTTCTTAGTAGTAACTCTATCCCCCGATTTGGTTCGGGTTCATTTTTATTTAGAGGGCTTTTTTCTCCTCCCTGGTCTTTTATCATAATGATATTTCTCCGCATCGTCAAGCATTTGTTGTAAATAGTTTCTTATTTTTCTTGCTTCAGGTTTTGGGAGATGACCATATCCCTCTCTTAGTTGTTTATGAGTGCTGTCGTTTCCACCCTCCAAATACTCACTTAAATCCTGAACAAGATTCTTAATTTCTGAGTAGGTAGAACTTGATAAAAACTCTTCTACCTGATCTCTTTTTGCTCCTTTACTTTCAAGATATTGATAAAGATTAATGAGTTGTTTTCCATCAAAGGCTTTATCAATAGCAACTTCTACATCGAAATATAGATCGTGAAAGGAGTTTTTTTCCATTAGACTAGACTTTGTTCCTTTAGATACTTAATAGTGTCTGTACAACCTCCAAGATTTTTCTCATCAAGAGTCACTTGTGGAAAGGTAGATCCTTGTCCAAACTTCTGGTAAAATTCTTGACGAGAAAAATCAGTGTCAAGTTTGTATACTACATGCTTCAGTTCTGCAAGTCTCATAACTTGCTCAATCTTAGTGCAGTATGGGCAACCGTTTTTGGAGTAAATTGTGAAGGTCATTGTTTTTTTATATAGGAAAAAGAATATTTAAGAGGCGTTGTTTCTCCTTTGAGGATAACGAACTCTCTGTGGTTTTTCTACTGGATTATTAGATTCCATCCAGTCAATAATAGCATTTTTTCTTGCTTCAGTAAAGAACTCTTGATTCTCATACCATTCCCTCCATGGGGAATGACTCTTTGACTGGTTACAAGATTCGCAACAAGCAACAACATTGTAGGTGTAGTCTAGACCACCTTTGGACTGTGGGACAATGTGATCAATAGTGATTCGTTCTTCTGATCCGCAATATGCACATTTATGATCCCATCGTTCTCGTATCTTTCTCCTCCAAATCCTTTTTGCTTCTGCAGAACTAGTTGTGCGTAGATTAAACAAGTAAGCTTGAGAGGAGTGATAGAGTTCCATATAGTAATGCAACTTACCATTATTTATTTTTAAGGTGCCTTAGCATAAAAAAAGGAGGGTTTGACCCCTCCATTATATCAGAGAGCGTTGCCCCTAGGCAAGACTTCCTCTGGGAACACAAAGTTCTCATGAGGTTGATCCACAGGTGCCATCCAGGCACGAAGACCTTCATTCAACAGAATGTTCTTGGTATAGAACGTCTCGAACTCAGGATCTTCTGCCGCACGAATTTCTTGAGATACAAAGTCGTAAGCACGAAGATTAAGAGCGAGTCCAATAATACCGATAGAACTTGTCCAGAGACCCATGACGGGAACAAAGAGCATAAAGAAATGCAACCAACGCTTGTTACTAAAAGCAATACCGAAAATCT